TTTGTTCGAACAACAATCTTACAGATACTGCCGAAATCAACTTACGAGCTTGTAACAATAATCTTCTAACATTAATTCTATCAAGAGCTGACTCTCTGATTTGTAGAGTTTTGTTACCCCATATTACACATCCTACATCTGAGAATGTTGCAATTGGGTTAATTCTACCAGTGTAAAGTACGTCTCTATCTTCTTGAGTTAACTTCTTACGAGCCTTAATACAGTTAACAATACCACGAGTATAACCCGCCGCTGCGAACCAAGGGAACGCGATGTTATCTGTAAGTGCTAAGTTTCTTGTTACCTCAGCTGTTGGTGGAATGTAGATTTGAGTGTTGTTTACACTATCTCTTGTTAATACCCATGGATAGTAAGTTGCGGTGTAGTTAGAGTCAATTCCTGTATCTTCTAATAAGTTCACAGCTTCTTGAGGATAAATTAATCCGTCTATTCCTGTTGTTGTAGGTAAGAACAAGTTGTAGTCAGGACAAGTAGTAACATAAAGTGAATCCGCTCTGTTAAACTCAATCATATTGATAGCTCTTTCGACCAAGTTACTATTGTTTAGGAAATCAATACCTGGTGTTGCGAACACATTAATGTTTACTGATTCAGGATTTGCGAAAGTTTGTTGTCCCAATAGATAAGCGTAAAAGTCAGTAGTTGCATAATCTTGGGTACCATCACCAATCGCAATTTGTTTGAATGCTCCCCATCCTGTAGCGTTTGGATATCTGTTGTCAGGACATGCTCCGTATAAGTACCCTGTTCTACCTAATTCAAATCTATCAGAGTTAGTTCGGTACTCTCTGTAGATATCCCATCCATCAAAACCACCTTGTACCAAGAATGTAAACTTTCTAGAGAATAGACGATAGTAATCATTTGTTGGTAGTTGAGGTTCTTGTTCAAAGGTTGAGTTACCACAGATAAATCTAGGATCACCACTTGTACTGAAAGCCGCACCTAAAGTAATACCTGAAGCATTTTTATCCATGTGGAAACCTGCAGATCTGTAATTCCAATCAATACCATCGATATCACAAGTGTTGTTAGGGTTTCTTTTACCAATATACTCATAGTAACTTGGATCCCATCCGTAGAAGTTACCAATACCTAAGTAGGTTCTTCTAATATTATCACCTGAACTTACAATCACATCATCAACTCCAGTACTCAAACCAAATGGTGGATTCCATATAACTTCACCTGGGAAGTCATATTTTGCTTTGATAATTGGGAATGGAGGTTGTGCTCCTTGATATAATCTGAAGTTGTATCCGTTGAAGCCACAAGGAAGTGCGTCAATTGGTGCATCTTCATTGATTTCTACCATGATGTATTTAGAATTCAAATTATACTCACCATCTAATGTACCAATCTTAACACCAATGAAGTTGTTTTGTCCTGGATCCATTGAACAATTTGTAAATTTCTCTAAAACAACAGGGTTAGAGTCAGTGTCAAAATAATCACGAACTAATACCGTAAAGTTGTTGTTTGCAAAAGAGACATCTGCGATAGAAATTTTAAGTAGTGTGTTAGCACCGTCTCCATCAGATATTGTGTATACTTTAAATAAGTCAAACACTTTGTTACCTCTTAGTTCGGAAACAACCCAAGGGGAGCTTGGTGTTTGATATCTATCTAAATACCATCCTATTGAATGGATATTTCCACTTTGTGCAGAATCTAATCTAACCAAACTTGGGTTTAAACCACGGATATATCCTTTTTTCCAACCGTAGTTCAACCAAGATTGGAACCTTTCTTCACAGAAAAGAGGAACTTCTAAACGAGGTTTTTGGAAGTTTGTAGTACCAAATACTTTAGTAACATAGCTTGGGTCATTTTGTGAGAAAGATGTTTCAAAAGTGTATTGTTGTCCGTATCTGTTTGTACAGTTAACCGCAAACTTCTCATAAGGATTTTTCAATACAGAAACATATTGACCTGTCATATCAATGTTTACGTCAGTAATTCCTGTTATTTCATAAGTTGGGTTTTCAGCACTTGTATAATAAGAAATACCACGAGATCTTAATGTACCAACTACAACGTCATCATATTGTGTGTATGAAGTTCCCGTATAGTAGTACACTTTAATGTGTAATTCACCCGAATAACAATTTACCGGAACTGGTGAAGGTGTTGGTGTAGGGTTCACATGTGCCGATGGTGTAATACAAGGGTTTTGTGGTGAAGGTGTTGGGGTTGGTGTTGCCGAAGCCAACGGTGTAGACGTAGGTGTAGGGTAAAGATACTGTAAGTTTTGAACAATAGAGAAAAACGAAAATCCTGTATATCCATTTCCGTTTAATTCATGTTCAAATTGAGAGTAATACCATGGGTCATTAAATCCTGAACACAATGTATTTGCAGAGAAACCAACGTTAGGTACATTGTACACGTTAGTTGATGCCGTAAATATTGTATCTAATGTATTATAATCACCATCCTCGATAGAACCAAAATAAGATATTGTGTGGTCCTCCGCAATGAATGGGGTAGGATCAGTAATTACATCAAACACTAAATCTTGAAGTTGTGTTCCAATCGTAGAAGTTCCACCATCTCCTGTTGTGTAAGAAGTATTTAATAAGTTTGCTATTTCCCATGGGAATGTTCCTTGGAATTCAATTGTAGTTACTGAGTTTGAACAAGCAGTAAAAGGAATAATGAAAGTTTCGGTTTTTGCCGATAGACACACAGGAACACAATCTATAGTTGCCCCTGATAAACACCAAACATCAATTGTTGAACAATCGACGTTAGCTGTAGTTGTTATTGACCAAGATGGTCCTGCGTCATACCCTGACAGACCTAATATTCTTGTAACAAACAATTGATTAGATTGTTGTAAATAAGCTTTAGCAATGTAACCAGCCTCATATTTTGGTATTTGTGTGTTAACAAATTTTTCAGGAGAAACCCCCCCGAAATAAGTTGTGAACTCATCATAGTTCGTTATGAAAATTGGTTCAAATGCGGGACCGATAATAGTTTCCCCCACAACCCCAAGTGTGGTAACACCAACACTTTGTGCAACAAAACTTAGATCAACTTCTGAGGTGTAGACTCCTGGAGAGACAAAAACCTTACTGTTAGATGAAGTAGCCATAATTTTAATTCAAATTTTTTTTATTTATTTTCTCTAATAAATATTCACAGTTTTTGTAAAAACTTTACATAATAAAAACTATTTATATTTTGGTAAGATTTTATTCTGCCTTTTTTCTGCCCCTATGTCTAAAGATAACAAGAAGATAAAAAACCTTAAGATTGACTCCGAAGTTCACGAAGTCCTGAAAAAATATTGCGATAAAAGAGGAATTAAAATGTATAGGTTTTTAGAGTCTTTAATACTAGAAAAGTGTAAAGAAAAAAAAGATATCTACGGAGAAGATTAAACTAAACTTTCTAAGAAAACTAACTTAGATTCTGACGATACCACAGTTGGGGTTATTTCAATTTTCAACTCATCTCCTGTATTAATTTGAATTAAATCTTGGTCAACACCATAAAACATGTTGTTTATGTATACATCATAAGTCGATACATTGTTAGACTCAGAAAGATTCAAATCACAAGTATAATCAAATATTGTTGATGCGGTAACTGCAGAAACTTCATAATTGAACACAGATTCTTTAGGTGTGTTTGGTACTGGTCTTTTTTTGTTTCTTTTTTGATTTTTGAAATCAGTTTCAATCATGGTGAATGTTCTTGATATTGCAGGAGATACTTCAAAATCATTTTCATCCATTAGAAATCCCATCATAGTAAAATCGTATTTTTGTATGTAATACTTTCTTTTATCAACATCCATTATAGACTCATCAGTAATACCGTCATTGATTATTGGAATGTAGTGACCTTTTATTACTTGGTAAGCCTGTCGTGATGCAAAAGTTTGATTAACAATTTGATTGAATTTATTTATTTCTCTCATTCTATTACAAACAATCGCAACTTGGAATTTTATATCGACGGGAACGGGTTGTGGTATTTTATAAATGTCCATACCGTTTCGTTGACCGTCCCATGTAGGAACTTGCATGTAATAGTAAGTTCTTCTGTTTGGAATGTTATAAGTCACGGATGGATTGTTACCGTATTTTACTTCAGGAATTCTGATTGTTGTAATAAAAGGTGGCTCAACGTTTTTATCTATGTTTTGAAAATCCCACGTTTCAACAAACTGTGACCAGTTTTGTGATGTAATCAATATGTCAACCACAGGAACTTTTTGTCCTTCTACAATTGTCTCTAAAGAACCCTTAACAAAATCTAAAAACCCACGATCTAAATCGGCATGTAAAAGTGATTTTGGAA